GGCCGCCTCATGGGAACTTGTTCCTATCCATTCTGGTCCCCTGAAGGAGTGTGACGATGCCACTGTTCAATCGTCTTCGTATGGATTGGCATGGGCGCGGTCATTCCGGTTGGTTCCAACGCGGCCTCATAGAGGGCGAGTCGGAAGAGCTCCCCCCAACGAATTGGGGTGGGCAACCACCGTTTGACTTCACTCAGTCAATGTTTGACGTAATTAATCAACGATACGTCAAACTCGAAGACTTGCCGTACTCTAAAGAACGGCAGAACGCTGTGGCTCTTCAGTGGCATCCGCTCGATCTACATACGATCGAGGTTGATCGGATGCCGGTGATCTCCGGGTATGTTCCCCGGGCAGGCGATAATCGCTCTCGCACCTACCATAACTATCCGGTAGAGGCGTTAGTGGGGGAAGGTTTGGTTGTTCCTCTCAGAGATTGGAACACCCACATAACCAGCCCCGATGTGTTTGTCGAAGCGGATTCCTCCTATATCTGGAATCCTTTCGTCCCACATCTTAATCACCTAGATCTGTCTGAAGATCTGACTCCGGTTCAAACTGTCTTAGCAAGTTGTAACCCAACACGTGCTGTGTTGGATATACCTGCTGAGGCTTTTGAAACCTTGGTCAGTCTTGCCGACCTAGTGCTGCTAAAAGGTAAGTCTCTGTCCGGACACGCGGGAAAAGTGAATCTCGCGTATGAGTTCGGGTGGAAACCCCTTATAGCAGACCTAAAGCGTTTAGGGAAGTTGCAGAAGTACATTGACAAAAGAATCAAGACACTTCTGCGCCTACACGCCGGCAGGCAATCGTCTAAGGGTAATATCGCCAAGCACTCAAAGCAAGAGGTATCGAACTTTTCGGTATCTCTTGACTCGGGCCTCGACAACAAGTATGTAGTACATTACAAGTTGACGAGGAAGACCACGGTAGACCGGTGGGGCTGTGTAGAGTACATAGTTCCACAGGAATTCGTGTCCCGGCTTGACGATATGACGCCACAAGAGTTAGTGGACGAGGCCATCAAGGAGCTGACAAGCTCCGAATGGTGGCGCAATCCCTCAGGATGGTGGGAGGTAACTCCCTGGTCCTGGCTGACCGATTGGTTTTTCGACATCCAAGATGTCTTAAAACGATATAATACAGTAGAGCTAAATCCATGGCGCTACTGCGTTATGACTCGGACAGTTACTCACTCTGTGGCCGAGGTGACTAGTATCGACTCCGCTTTTGCGGGTTTAGATGTCGATACTGACAGCCTCGCCTGGGAAGGTACCATAACTTCACGTACAAGGTACGTTGGTATGGATAACCTTGACCCGCTCCCTCATATCTCTGGTTCAATGCCGACATTTACAGATCGGCAGGCCAGGATACTCGCGTCACTGTTCGCCATCTACAAGGACGTAGGGAGGAAAGTTTCTTCCCTCGCTTCCTTGAGACGACTTTAGGCGAACGCTAAGGAGACTCTAATGATCGGTGATACCATCGTAACGGGTGATCTCAGTGCAGGCACGGGCGACTTGCCCGATGCCACATCGCATCTGACGACACTCGTCAAGGTGAACCAGGATGCGTATGCGTCCGAATACCGCCTTCGCGGTACTTCGTACGACTACGTTCTGAAGATTCGGAATTCCACCGAATCTCCGAGGAAGGACGGTGTGCGCTTTACTCGCCACAATGGCGAGTTCACGCTCACCCTTCGGGCCAACCCTGAGGCTGACCCGCCGACCTCGGCGGTCCCGTACATCGTCTCCGTCACGGCACGTATGCCTGTCGGCGGCGATTCTGATGTCATGAAGGCCCTGGCTGGCCATGTGGCCAACCAGTTTGGTCTTTATGACACGGGATCCATCCTGCAGAAGATGCTGAACTTCGAATCGTAACGGAGTTCGACATCCTCTATATCCCCTTGCGAAAGGGATAGCCTAATCCAGTAAACCCAATCCAACGCACTTAGTGCGCCACATTGGGCTCGGGATTCGAGGTAATCATCGACGTCTTGGACGAATCACTCTAACTCGTGGAGAGTCTTCGTGAAAAGCCAAGAACAAAGCCTCCTAGGACTCTACGCGTCTCTACTTAAGGATGTAGAGGCGTATTACCCTAGGGACTCCATCGAATGGAGTCGGGACATGTCCCGCCTCCGTAGTATGATGGAAACACGAGGTACTAAGTTCTTCACTATAGACCTCGTGTCGGCCGGTAAACACCTTGACCGGTGTTTATCGAACCGTGTCTTCTTGCCTTCTAAGCTCCCTTGTCAGAGAGCTCGGAGGGGCTCAACAGTGCCACGACTATTCGGGGCGTTGTTGAGTAAGATTTTCCATCAAGATGGTACTCTTCGGCCGGACGTCGATACGATCGCTCTTTCGCTTGCTCGGCAGCTTTACTACGCTGCTAAGAAAGTGAGGATGGATTGTGACTCAAGAGCAACATTCAAAGTTACTCGAGAGTTCTTCGACGTCGAAGTTGGTATACGCCACCCGTCTTGCGATTGGAGTGGCGATAGTTTGCACTTTCCTGATTTCAATAGGGTCGATCTCAGTGATCCTATTTGCGATCAGGGTATGCGAACGGACCAGGGCGATCTCTTTGCTCCATCTTCCGATGGACGTGAGACCTCCTCTGATCCCCAATGGCTTACTTTACACGTTGTTCAGCGTCTTGCTGACCTCGTGTCAAGTGACATAGGGGATGTCCCCTATGAAGCCCTTCGGCCGAAACACGGGCCTGGAGCAGTCTCGGACTGTCGAGGGAAGAGTAAATACTCTTTCCCAAACTGGCCGAGGAAGCTTGAGCTTACATTCCCTTCGTCAGAGTTTGCAGTACCAAACGCAAACTTCTTTCATGAGGGAATTGAGAGAAAGGTTCTGGGCCTCTCAGCCCATGAGCCTCCCTCTCGGCTCATTGTTGTCCCAAAGACGCAAAAGGCACCGAGGCTTATTGCCTCAGAGCCTGTTGCTCATCAATGGATGCAACAAGCCGTTAGACTCTTCCTTCTTCCGAAGGTTGAGTCTGGCATTCTTAGGGGTGTAGTCCGGTTTAACGACCAGACTTATTCCCAAAAGGGTGCCTTGGCTGCTTCAGCCTCCGGTCATGGCTGTACGATTGACTTGTCGTCAGCTTCTGATCGGCTGTCCTGTTGGACAGTGGAGCGTTTCTTCAGAGCAAATCTGTCGCTCTTAGAAGCGTTTCACGCCTGCAGGACGCGATGGGTGGTCAATGAAATTGACAAGAAACTTCCAAAGTACTTAGTACTAAAGAAGTTCGCACCCATGGGCTCTGCACTAACTTTTGTGGTTCAATCGGTTGTGTATGCTACTACTTCAGTAGCATGCACTATGGTTGAACGCTACGGTACATCGCTGTACCGTATGTCGACCAAGAAGTTTCGTTTGGCCGCACAAAAGTGTGCCCGTAGCACGATTGTGTTCGGAGACGATATCATCGTCCCCGAACGCTCTTACTCCCTAGTGTCCGAGGTATTGTCATACCTCGGCCTGAAGATTAACACCGACAAGTCTTTCGTAGGTGGTTTCTTCTACGAAAGTTGCGGTGTTGATGCGTATGCCGGTGTCGACGTGACACCGGCCTACTATCTTCAGGATCTAGTAGAGTCCGACCCATCGTCATTGTCATCTGTGGTCGAATCCTCAAACAACTTCCATCGGAAGGGTTTGTGGAAAACCGCAGAATGGCTGTCCAATCAAATTCCAGACCGGCTTAGTCGCCGGCTTGGGATTGTTGGGCATGACGATGGAGCCTTCGGGCTTGCGTCATTCTGTGGTCGATCATTCTCACATCTCAAGGAGAAGTGGAATGACCAATACCAACGAAATGAATACCTCATGCTCACAGTCTTTACTCGTGAGAAGAGGAAGCAAGTCGAAGGCATCTACTCCCTATTCCAATACTTTACGGAATCGCCGGATCCAAGTTTACCTTGGTCTTCTGGCGAGGGGAGTAGAGTACGCCCAAAGTACAGAGTATCGGCAATTAGTCTCCATTCTTGAGGAGGCTATTTACACGATGTCTCAGGTTAACGGAAAATGGACAGAAGAGGAATTTCGATTCCTTGAATCTGTCTTCAAGATGACGGACAGCTCACCAACCATGCTTCCTATGAGGGAAGTTCGGAAGTTGGGCAAGTTCTTCAACTTGTTCCGGACCTAGCATTGTGTAATGCTAGATCTTTGAGCGTACATGGGGAACTCAATTGGAGAGAACCTGACTAAGAACCGAGATACTTTCTTTTCTCTCGACTTCTTGTCTTTTGTGTTCAAACCTATTGGGTTGGTCGCTGATCATTATCAACGGCCCGGAC